GGGCTTGCTGCTGCTTGAATGCCTCAGTGCCTCCGGTGACATACGGCTCGAGCAGTTTTTGCACAACGTCAAACTGGCGACGCTGCTCTTCAATACCGGCTTGTGATGCGCCAGCCTGTGTCGCGGCCGCGTCTTTGGCAGCCTCGCCTTGCATGTAGCCAGAAACCAGCGTCGCGCCGCCAACGGCAACGCCAGCCAGTGCGGCTCCAGATAATCCAAAAGTCATTTTGCGCCCTCCAGGTGCGGGTGTTGGACGGCCTCCAAAGCCAAAGCCGGTGCCGGGACGGTGTACATGTCCCAGATGGTCTTCGGGTCAGTCTCGTTTGTTGGGTTTGCGTGGAACGTGGTCACTTCAACGTCAGTCAGCGCAACGCCAGCACGCTTGGTGTGGGGTTTGGTGACGCTCATGAAGCCGGGGCCAACATTGGCCGAGCCGTCGTCAGTAGTGACGATCAGGTGGCCTTTGCGAACAACAAAGAAGGACTCGTCCTTGTGCACTGCACCGGTCAGAACTGTGCCAGCCGGGATGTGCATGGTGCGAGCGTAGAGGCCATTGCAGAAGTCGTGATCGACTGGCATCTCAACCTGGGGCAACTTGAGCAGTTCGGCCTCCAGGCGATAGATCGGCAGGTGCTCTGCTGGCACTTGCCTCTCAATTTCCTGAACCGCATCATTGCTCATGGGGCACTCCTGTGAAGGGTGAGCCACTGGCAGCTCGGACAGCTCAGTGCCGGTATTGTCCCACATTTGCATGGCCTGTCAATCCATCTCAAAGTCGCGCTCTTCCCAGGCTTGGCAAGAACGAAGGTCGTGGCAGATGAAGTCGAACTTGCGGCAGTAGCCACGGAAACCAGCGTCGGTGTCCCAATCGTTGCGAGGGATGCGCTCCATCAAAGCCTGTTTGTAGGTGCTGTTGTCGTAATACTCGCAGTTCGAGCAGCGACGACGACGGGCCTCTTTCTCGTCCACCTGCATGGCCTTGCCCAATGCAACCCAGTAAACCTTGTTGGCTGTTGGCTCGTTGCTTGGGTTTTCAGGGCCAAGCATCCAGTCGTCGATGACGGTCTGGGTGTTCTTCTTGTTCTCGGCCGTGGTGATGAACGGCATCGAATCTGGCAGGCCAGTGAATCCGGTCATCATGATCTTTGGCATTTCCATGGTGTTCTCCTTAGGTGATCTCGCGGCCACTTGCGCGAATGGTCAGCGACGTTGCTGCGCTGGCGATGGTGGAAATGAAGCCACCAGGCTCCAAGGCTTGGCCGACCAGCTCGGGGCAGGTGTACGTCTCATCTGGTGCGATGGCGCGTGTGTCCATGACCAAGTTTGATGCGCCTGGGCTGCCACCACTGGTCACAAGGTTGACGCTGATAGTCACGTTGGCCGCGCTGGTGTTGGTAATCGTGAACTTGTCGATGATGGCTTTGCAGTTGGTTGCTGTGTACTGCGTGGTTTGGCTACTTTCGGCTTGCTTTGCTGGAATCAGCACCTTGATTGAAACGGTCATTTCATGCTCCTTATGTTGCTTGTGCGCCGCTGGCGATGATGGTGAGGCCTGCGGATGCTGCCTGGATCTGGATGGTGTCGCCTGCGTTCAGCACCTCGATGCCGTTGTATTGCAGGGCGTTATTGGCTGGGACTGAAACATCGTATAAGAACGCATTGCCAGTACCTGCCGTGCCTGCTGATGGCACCAAGAAAACGCGCACGTTGATGGCCGATCCTGTTGTGTTGGCGATGCTGAACTCTTTGAGTAGGGCGCGTGTACTGGCAGGTACTGTGTAGAGCGTAGTCACGCCGGTCGTGATGGCCGCCTGGCCAAACTTGGTGGGTGTGATTACATCGAAAGCCATGTGAGCACCTGATTTGATTGAACAGAAGCCGGGAGGCTTGAGGCTGGCACTGGGCCGTTTTCCCAGCGCTGTTGGATGCTATCGTAAACCAGCACATCGCCGTTGGATGGTGTTGGAGCGTAGACGTCGGACAGTTGGCTGACAAGTGGCTCGGCCTGGACTCTGACGAATACCGAGCCAGACCCGGCTGTGGCTGCATTGACGACGGCAGCCACCACGATGTGTGGAAGTGGCGCAACAGGCAGATTCTTGGTCAGGCCACCAGCAAATGCTGGGTTGTAGTACAGGATGTCACCATCTGCCCAGACCTCACCATAAGGTGTGCCGGTGGTATTGAAGCCTCGCACTAGACCGAAGCTGGAGACCAAGCCGAATCCATTGTTTGCAATGGCTTCTGCAGCCACACCCATGATGAGCTGGCCATTAGTGACGCCAGTGGAGGGTTTACCCTTGAGCACGCCAGATGCGCCGACAGAGCCGTCGAACATCACCAGCTGACCTTTGGCAATGGCTGCCGATGCCTTGATGTAGTAATACTGCGCCTCGCCAATGGATTGATTGACATCTGGTGTCATGTCCAAATTGAGCGTGTAGCCTCCATTCCAATGCAACCTACCGACCTTGTTGACAGGGTAAGGAGCATTGCTGTTGAAATCGACGTAGTCTGTCGCAACCGAGTTGTTGTTCTGTTGCACGGGTGCAAGAGCCAGCAGATTAAGCACTTGGGCCAATCGTGGAATGGCGTCTAGCGCCTCCTGAACTTTTGAATTCAGGACGGCATCATCAACAGCAGTGTTCTGCGCCAATGCAGCAATCTGGGCCAGCGCCTCGTTGGCCGTGGCCGCAGCCGTGTCGGCTTGATACTCAAAGTCAGTACCTGTGATGACTTGAAGTTCGTCCACAACAGCGAACAGCAGCTCGAACTGGCGGATCTGCTGCTGGTCAGTCAAGAACGCCGCGAGCTGGTCGCGGGTCAGGTTGAGCCTTCTGGAAACTGGTGCTGTTGCCATGTTCAGTACGCCAGCGGCTCAAGTTGCGCCTCAAGACGGGCAAAGGACAGGTGCGCCTGGCTGTCACCACGGAAGCGCTGGATGCGCCAGTTGCGCATGTGGCCATGCTGGAACCATGCCAGCCGCTTGGTGGTGTTGCCGGTCGTGCCAACGCGCAGCGGACGGTCTTGACTCCAGGCCATGCCGTCAACCGAGTAGCTGGTCGTGATGATCGGGTCAATGCCCAAGGCCACGCGGCCGGTAAGGCTGACCAGCTCCAGCTTGTTGAAGATCGCGCCGTTGCCTTCGTTGTAGACGATGATGGTGCCAAATTCCCAGCGAACGATCTGGCCCCAATGCGTGCCGATGTTGTTTACCAGGTAGCCGATGGCGCTGGACTGCGGATCACCAACCAGCCACTTGTCGTAGGCCCAGACCAGGTTTCGTGCACGGTACTGGCTGAAGCCAACGGTCGAAGTGGTCAGCGTGAACCAGACCTGCGTCTGCATTTCAGCTGATGCTGCTGCGTCATATACCAGCGTCTTGTCTGGCAGATGCACATACAGATGCTCGTGCGCCTTGTCGTTGCGCGCCTCAAGTTTCACCGTTGCCAACTGCGCCTCGGTGTAGGTGAGAAGAAGCTCGTCGATCTCTTGAGTGCTGATCTTTTGGGTGGTTGCGGCTGCGCCGACGTAGATGCCTGGTGCTTCGTTGCGACCGCTTCCCATAAAAGCGATGCGGTCAATGTAAGTGCAGCAGGCAAAAGTGCCAACGACGCCTTTTTGAATTTGAGCGCCGTCGATGCGTGCAAATGGGAAAACTTCTCCACCGACGTTGTCGAACACTTCGATGGTGTTTCGGTTCAGCGCATAGATTTCGTTGCGCAGCTTGAGCAGGGCCACCACTGGGTCGGGGTCAACTTCGGAGCTGCCGTATTTCAGAGGGTTTACTTGAGTTGGGTCGGTCAGTTCAGTGACGATCAAGAACTCGCCGTCGGTTGTCATGAAGTAGCCATCCACCCAGACCACATCAAGCACGATGCCAAGGTCTGGGTCTGTCACTTGCGTGAGTGCGCCGTTCCAGTAGTACAAGCGACCACCTGACGCAATGGCCAGGCGGTCGAAGCTGTAATCCATGGTCACCAGCGTGTTGACAGGGCCGCCAACGTCACCCAGAACGGTCACAGCGCCATTGCTGGCCACTGTCACGAGCTTGGTGCCCATGACGCGGTAGCATACGCCGTTCCAGTTGATGCCACCACGGTCGATGCCTGGGCCTGTGCCGTTGGCCACGATGCCGTCACCAGGACGCAGAAAACCGGCGCTGATGCCGGACTGCTTTGGCACTGGCACCATGTTCACCGGGTAGCTCGTGCGCAGGTCAGGGCCGTTGTCGGTGTAGATGCCGTTGAGGATTTGAATTTGCATGGCTTATTTCCACTTAACGCGATCTGCCCAATACGCTGCGCTCATTTTGCCCTTGGCAATGTTATCAGCGTGCCTGGCCTTGAATGATTCGCGCCGGGCCTTGTCAGCCTTGGACTCGCCTTCGCGCTTTGGTGACCCAGAAACGCCCTGTTGGCCAAACCGGATCGTCTTGACCTGGTCGCCAGCCTTAGCCACCACGACGTGGGACTTGGTTGGATGCGAAGGCGTGCGCTTGGGCTTGTTGTAGCCCTCGACGCCTGCGCGTGCCAGTCTTGAATCTTTGGTGGCCATGGTTAAGCGATTCTGTACCAGCTGTTGAGCGACTGCACAAAGCGCATGCGGAAGAAGTCTTCAGCGGCCAGTGTGGCTGGATCTCCATAGGCTGCAGATGCGCCATTCAGCGCCAGCGTGAAGCTGGTGATCTGCTGTGTTGTGGTAATGAGCACCTCGGTGCCGTCAGGCGTCTGTGTGTTCAGCGGCAGTGTGATCGTGCCAGTGGCCAATGTTCCAGCAGGTTGAAGCAGCATCCACTGCTGCTGGCTGACCGGGGTGGGCACGGTGATGTTGAAGCCGGTGCCAGGCGTTGCGATGCTAGTGGCCAGCGATGGGGCTGCAAAGGTTTGCTGGAAATACTGCAGCAGCGCACCGATGGGCAGGCGTCGTGCGTCGCCGTTGTTTGGGGTGTAAACGGGAATCTGGTCGCCTGGCGACGGAAATGCAAGCAGCGGCAGTTGGTTGATGTAAGCCATGGTGAATCCTTAGTTGAACTGGAGAGGGCCGTCTGGGCCAACGTCGACAGGGTTGACGGGTGGACGGATGAACGGGTTGTCGTAGACGCGCCATGGCTTGTTGCCAGCGCCAGCAGGCATGGTGGCCGGGAGCTGTTGCTCTGGCGGCATGGCGGCACGCTGCAGCAGTGTGTTGTAGCTGTCCTTGGCCACGGCCTTGGTTTCAGGCATCACCACCTTGCCATAGCCAGGTGCAATGCGAACAGCGCCATTCGTGATGATCGCCTCATTCGCCCAGTCAGGCACCAGCGTTGGCTCATCCAGATCGCTGTCTTGTGGGCTGCCTGGCAGTGGGTAGCCCAGGCGGATGCCTTTGCCGTTCCAGTCGGCCATCATGGCGTCTATGCGACGCATGGCGGATTGAAGTTGTTCAGGTTGCAGGTCGAAGACATAGGACGCAAGGCCGATCTCTTCAAAGGCTGCCGCAACGAATTGGCGCTTGCTGTAACCCATATCAGGCCTCCTGTTTGCTGAGTGCTTCGGTGATCATGGCCAGCAGCTTTTCATCGCTGGTGCGCTTGGTGAATGTCAGGCCGAGTTCTTTGGCCTTCTCGACCAACTCGATGCGGGTTGGGGCTTCGCTGTCGTCAGGCACTGAAGTTTCTACGACTTCGGGCGCTTTAGGTGCGGCTGCAGCTGCGGCTGCCTGCTCGCGCAACAGACGGTGATTGATGCCGTCGATTGGCCGAGATGGCTTGCGAACCTTCACGGGCTTTTTGTTCTTTCGGTACTTGGGCATGAGGATGTTGTCTTGCATCACTTGGCCTTCCTTTTCATGGGCTTTGCTGTTTTCGCCGCGGCTTTGAATGCTGCAGAGGTCGGTGCGCCTTTGGTGCCGGGCTTGCGCATGCGCTCAGGCGTTTTGCCTGCAGCCTTCTGCTTTTCGATGCGCTCACGCTTGGCGTGAATGTTGGCGTACAGACCGGCCTTCATTTCTTTGCCTTCTTGGGTGCTTTGCTTGGCTTGCCAGCAGCTTTTGCCGCCTTGCGAGCGACGTTGAGTGCAACGGCCACGGCTTGCTTTTGAGGCATGCCGGACTTCATCTCCTTGGAGATGTTCTTGCCGATGGACTTGCTTGAGTAACCTTTTGTCAGTGGCATTTGGGTCTCCTATGCAGAAAGGGGGGCCGAGGCCCCCCAGTCTTTTGCCAGATTACTGGTTAAACAACAAGATGCCGGACATCTCGGGGTTCTTGTTCACCACACCGAACAGCGTGTCCATACGGTACTTGATGGTCATGCTGTCAATGTCGTAGAACTTCTGCAAAACCAGCTCGATGCCTTGATCGGTGGTGGCACGCATCACTGCGACTCCAGCATCGGCGGGCACGGCATAACGGCCAGGCAAAATTTCCAGAGAATCACGCTGCCAGAACACGTTAACCGAAGCGGCATTCACGTTCAGGAATGTGATGGCAGCAGTGTTGGACGGTGCGGACACTTCCACGTTCTTGTACTGCAGCTGAGCGTCGGTTGCAACGCTCTGTGCGCCAATGATCGGTGGAGTGATCACCATGGTGGTGCTATTGGTCACGCTCACGACGCGGAATGTCTTCAGTTGGCCAGTGCTTTGCTTGGTGATGTGGTGCACAGCAAACACGCCAGCAATCGTGAAGGCATCGCCAGCGGCCACATTGGTGGTCGAGGAGACGGTCACGGTCTGGAAGCGGTTGTCCACGTTGATTTGACCACCGACAGAAGTCGAAGTTGCCTGAGGCGTGTAATTCGCTTGAGTGCCTGCACCGCTGGTGTCGATGGTGATGGAACCACCGCCTGCTGCAGCAGTTTGACGGTTGGCGTAGTCCATCTTGTAGGTGTCGAAGCCAGCGACCATGCCGACATAGCTGCGCTCGTAGGCTTTGTCCGACTTCTGGTTGCCGAAGCTGCGAGCAGTGCCAACCAGGTTACCAGCCAGGCCGTTGTAGTCGCGGCTGGACAGGGCCATGAAACGGTCGTAATCAGGCACGCCCTGCTCGTTCATGATAGCGTCGCACAGGGCCACGTCGTCATAGTCACCAGCAGCGGCTGCGATTGGAACAACCAAAGAACCCAAGCCAGCGGCTGCGTTCATGATGGCGATGTTGATGTCGGATGCCAGCTTTTGCTTGGCGGAATCACCCAGGCGGCCTTCTTGCAATGCGTCACGCAGTTCGAGGGAGGTCATTTCCCAAGGCACGGTCTTGCTGAAGCCCAAAGTCGCAGGGACGGCCAACTGAGTCATGCCCTGGTAGCCGGGGATTGGCGTGCCAGGAGTGCTGTTGATCGACTGAGCGA